AGTTTTTGCTAGTAGATTCTGGGTAATTGAACACTGTATCCACGGCACTTCGCTCAGGGACAGCATTGTCTTCAAGCCTTTGTATATCTGGTTGTAGCTGAAATGACATTATTACTATTTACTAAGATTTAATTACGCTTATTACCAGCCCAATCAAGACCACGAAGTTGGTTGAGTTGTACACCCCGGGCATCTGGGCTGCATACTGAACCATCACTCTTACAAATAGCCCCAAATTTGGGTCCATACAACCATTCGGCAAATCCAGTTTGGTCACCTGGAATGGTAGTCACGGGTGAAGAAACAAACTGCCTGGCAGCGGCAGCCCTCTGCTGAGATGGTAATGGGGATCTTGAGCGACCAGCATCAAAAGGCAATGTATCATCCAATGCTTGTTTTATCATTGGAGCCACGCTTTCTGAATAACACGCTGGTGGCCTGTTAGGATTGGCGTAGTCAGACATCAATACATTACCCATGGGATTGTCATAAGTAGGAACTTGACAATTTCCACGGACTTGGTCGTCTGATCCGGGGGGTCTGAACATGTTTTCTTTTATCATTTTTGATTTATACATAATGTAAAGTATAGCAAGCATCATAATTCCCAATACAAAAATTCTAATGTCGCGTTTTAACAAATATATTAAGCATACTGCATACACGATAAATCTTGATGTAGCATTGACTCGTTGTTCTGATGTTTGAGAAGCAACTGGCCAAAAGCTGAGCACTCTATTCACATCAAAAAATATAGCTGGATCATCGAACCAAGTCTTTTCTTGGGGTTCCACTTCCATTTATTATATACTATCTATTTATTTTTTCATCATTCCACCAAGAAATCCAGCCATCATTTTTTGAAGGGCAGACTCATCTATCTCACCACCCTGAATCTTATCGGCTGCATCCTTGGCAAGATTTTCAATCACATTCAAAGTATCTTGTGGAACAGCACTAATGGCGGTTCCAAGCATGTAAAGGGTTTGCATGTATTGCCAAATCGCATCTTTCGTCTTGGGAGAAGCTTTTTCCCACAATGAAGCAAATTTCAAATCTTTCAACAATTCAATGTTTGGAAGATCTTCAAAAATGAAACTTTCGTCCTTGTTAGAAATCTTACTAGCAAATGGTGCAATACCAGTCATGTATCCCTCAACAACCTTACGACCGTTGGTGTCACGGAGAAGTTCAAACGATGTCATGAACTTTTTAATGCTTCCCTCTTGGGGAAAAGCCTTGTGAAGCTCAGCAATAAATTGTCCCATCATATCGTTGAATGCTGAAACAGAAGCCATTTTTATATATATACATTAGGTAAAATCTTTAAGTTTAGAATGGCTCTGTAGATATTATTTCGCGTTGAGATATGCCTTGGTCTATTATAAAGTAAACCATGACAGCATTAAGAACAGCTGGCTTGAGGTAAGCATTTAGTTCTTTTTGTGGTTCATTATTAAGTTGTTGCTTAAGGTAAATATAAGCGGCAGTCAAACCATCCGCCACCATGGCGGCACCCATGGGATCTCGGAGAGTCTCACTCAATTCCATTTATATATATTGGGGTTTTTTTGTGCGCGCGTCAGGGGCATCATCAAATAAACTTTCATCTTCATCATCTTCTTCTGGAGTGTCAGTAGTTGGAATTGACTTGACACCAACTTCTGTTTCAAATGGAACATTTGAGGGGTCGGGTTCTGTTGATTCTTCGTTGTCTTCTCCAATATCTTTAAGTTCTTCTGATGCTTCATCAACTGGAGCACCATTTGGATACTCGTCCAATGGTGGTGGGGATGGAACGCCTCCCTCGGTCGCCTCACCCTCTTCACCCTCTGGTTTTTCTTCAACGTAACTTTGTTCCAAGTCATCGTCATCCACGGGATCACTTTCTTCAACATCTAACTCAGCTCCACCACTTTCTTGGGGTGTCATGTATGTAGAAAGAATCTCTTGAACTGGAATACTCTGCTTAATTGTTTGTATAATAATCTTACGAAAACGGTCGTCTAATTGTTTGTTTCTTTCATATTCAGATTGAGTTGCTGTAAATACATATGGATCATCATACAAATCTTTCGCAGCATTATTGTAAACAGTTTGAATAAAGACATCGTTTGTTGGGAGTTTTAGGGACAGCTTTCTGTTTCCGGCTTGAATACGAACAGCAGACAAAATCTTAACATTACTCACCAATACAGCAGCCAAAAGTTCACCGAAAGATGAATAAGTTGATTCAATTTCAGATGCTCTGGTGCGAGACATTGTATTAGACCAACTTGGAACTTCCTTCAACAAACTTTGGAACATTTGAAGAACTTTTCTACCCTTAGACATTCTTTGAGCTTCCATAAACATTTCATGAAACACTTTTATCATAGGTTCAGTCATGACAGTAACCATTATGTTCTGGTATTCATCTTTAGCTTCTACCAATACACTGAGGTTCTGATCCATTTATCATAAAAGCGTGTTTTTTTTGAGGGTTCATTACGCACCTATTATCGTTTATATTTAGCGGCGGCTTTTTTAAGGTTTACAAGTGTAGGCATCTCAAAATCATCCTCTTCTTCCGGTTCTGGGTGAACAACTTTTTTGGAGTGCTTCTTCTGTATGTTCCACGCAACATAAATAGAATAAGTGTCAGCTAAAGTACTTTCAAAACCGCCATTTTTGAATTGCCTCCTTAAATACTCTGCTGCAACACCCCTGTCAAATGTTGGATATCCAAAAACAACGGAAGGAACAGTTAATAAAGCACATTTATAACCCATTTCCGTACTTAATTTTATTTTTCTACAAAACTGATCGTATATTTTCTGATAAATCTCTTTACGAATTCGTTTTCTTTCATAATCAACTTTTTGAACGTCGCTTACTCGCAACATTTCATAGTTTCTTACATCTTAACTACTTTATTTCTTTCAGTCTTCCACGCAACTTCGTCAAAATATCCACGAGACAAGGCAGTTTTCTCCTTAATCACCTGGTATTTAGTAAACTCTCTAGCTGTGCCGTCTGTTGTGTAAGCAGAGACATCGCTTGGGGCATCAATACCGAGAGGTTGGGTGCGAGCACCAATTATTTTGGCAGTGTTGTAATCAGCATCCACAGTTACAGCAAAACCATAAGCATACCCTTTATTACGAACACACATGAACATGACACGAACTATCTTCTTCATTGGGCCATCATATTGTCTGATGTCAGATGTTTCAATAATGTAACAACAATCATCAATCTTTTCTTGAATGTATTTGTTCGCATTCAAAATAATTTCTTGAAGGTGGTGTGGACCCACCTTAACTGAAACCTCCTCCAAACCTTGGGTGTCGGTGAGTTTGTCATCAATCAATAAATATTGAGCTTCTTTTTTGTGACCTGAAAATCCAAACCTCTCTACAAAGCCCTCCTTCTGGGTCATAATTATCAAGACTACCAGGATGAGACCAAGAAAAACGAGATTATTCATTTACTATTATGCGTTATTTTTTTTTACAAATAAAAAATTAATTAATACAAGAGATGTCTTGTGTACTTGTATTCAGTCCCAAGTGTAACCACTGTAATGATCTTATTGCATATTTAGATAAACATCCACAATTTAATGGAATGATTAAATTTCACAACATTAATACTCAGGGTATACCTGCATCATTAAAAAGTTATGTTAAATCCGTTCCAACTATGCTTACAAAAAACGGTAAAGTATTGACAGGTAAGGAAATTGAAAATTATTTACAATCTTTACTACCAAACAAAGAACTATCAAATTATAATTTTTCAGGTGGGGGGTTAGGAAACTTTTCATCAATTGATGGTGATGATATTTCAGACATTGGTTTTGATATAAATAACTATGGACAATCACTACAACCAGCAATGACATCAAAGTTAGAAGCTCTCATATCAAGAGATGTTAAGGAAGCATACTCAGACGCTGACCCATCAAAACAATTAAAGATTTAAAGTTATTTTTTACTAGATGAATCTTACAACTATACAAGCGTCAGCAATAAAGTCATGCTTTGAGGTGTTGTCAGGAATTCTGAATGATGTTAATATATATTTTAAACCCGAGGGTGTTTTTGTCACTACTTTAGATACTGCGAGAACATCTCTCATTGATTTGAGACTTTCGGCAGAAAATTTTGAAGAATATGAATGCAAAGACCCAATCGTCGCTGGTGTGAATATTTCAAATACTTTTAAACTTTTAAAGTCTATTACAAATAATGATATTTTGAAACTTTCTATATATTCAAAAGAATTTATGAATATAGAAATTGTCAGTGAAAATAAAAAAACAAAAACTAAATTTGAATTGAAACTATTGGATATTAATGAAAACATATATGAAGTTCCAGAAATACCAATGACTGTCACCACATCCATCTCATCCGTTGACTTTCAAAGAATATGTAGGGATATGAGCAATATAGGAACTGATATACGTATAAGAAGAGTTGGAAATACTATGTCCCTAGCGTGTTCAGGTGACTTTGCAAACCAAGAAACATCCATTGAATGCATAGAAAAAGTAGAGAAAGAACTATGCGGTGAATATTCATTGAGATATTTGAATATATTCACAAAAGCCACAAGTATGTGTGCGATGTTACAATTAATGCAGGAAGAGGGAAATAGGTTTTTGGTTCTTAAATATAGTATTGCAAACCTAGGTGAACTAAGATTCTACTTGGCTACTAAGTCAACGGAATGATCAGTTTTAAATGCCTTTGTATTTCTCATCGCATCAGAAATAACTAAATAAGGATACTCCTTCTTCATTGTCTCTTCATCATAGGAAAATATATCCTGGATAAGAATAGCTTTTCCGTAAAAGTTACTCTTAGGACCAGCATACCTCTTGATTTTTTCTGTGACATCTCTCGCAGTGTCACATTCTTGGTTTATCAAGGAGGCACGAACAATTGGAAGAAAAATACCACTTGAGGGATCCTCCGGTGGCCAACATTGAGATATACCACGGGTTACATATTTGTAAACCTTGTTGTTATAATAATATTTTGTGCAAATCATACAATTTTTTACATTTGAGGGAACAGGAACATTTGATATATCCTTGTTTGTTATGTCAACATAATGACTCGTGTTATAATAAGACCAATATTGAGATTCATTTTGCCAGAAATCACTTGATATAAAATATTGTTCAGAATCTGGATCAGTTTCGTATGTTAGAGAACGATAGATAATTTCATAATTTTTGTGTTTGAAAAGACGACTATATATTTCATAGGCTTTTAAGATAACGGGGGTTAAAAGTTTGATAGACATTACTAAATAATGGAAGGTAATTTTTTAAGTAGATACAATAACAAATTAGAAGATTTTGAAAAAAAGATTTTACATGACCCTTCAAATAAAATAATATATGAATCAGAAATGGCAGATTATATAATAAAGTGTATGCCTTATATGTCTAGACACGCAGAAGAACAAGATGAAACTGTTTCTAGGGATAATGTTTTTAATTGTAAAGAAACAAAAGGTCTAGAGAGAAAAGATATTTATTTAGATTACCTCGCAGATGTTGAAAATATGAATGTAGACAGGAACACATCAAAAAAAGTTGAAGATTGTGAAGACTGTAAAACGGCAAATCTTTTGTACTTTGCAGAAACAACAGATGTTGTATGCGGAGACTGTGGTAAAGTTGTTGATATTATGTTAAGTGAAGAACTCACATATAGAGAAGAACAAGAATCAACCGAAAAAATAATTAATTATTCATACAAAAGAGAAAATCATTTTAATGAATGGTTGTCTCAATTCCAAGCTCAAGAAATGA